AGGCAGTTATTTTTTTGTCCTGAAATTCAGGATTGACACGATAAGTATTGCAAAAGCTATCATTAAAGATAAGGCTTGATATGTACTCATCGGCATCACCTCCCTCCTTAAGCAAAGAGAGGCCAACCACCCGTCACGGCTTCCATGTATTGAATTTTATCACAACAAGTATATTATTTCCATAACTTATTTAATTTTCTGTGTCGAATCCACATCGGATGAAGTCGGTGTCTGTGTTTTTACATCATCAACCGCCGACTCAGTTTTTTCTATAACTGTTTTTACTTTGTCGGCAATAGCGGAAATATCAACACTTCCGGCACCTGCGGCGTCAACTTTTGCCTCGGCTCTTATATATGTAATAAGTGATACTGCCGATATTACCGCACCTGATATTGTCTGTATAGTATTGCTGTCTGCTCCCAAAGCTGTAGCAATTCCCACAGTCACACCTGTTACACAGGCCCAAAGTTTACGTGATGAAAGTTTTCTTAATAATGTGTTCATTTAAAATCCCTCCTAACAATCAATATTTTTGTTCTTTGTGTCCTCTTTGTATGTGCTTTTCCCTCCGAAGTTGTTGTATCTGAAGACATTGCTAACCGTTGCAGTAACGGCATACCCAGCAAACACAGCTATTACTTCCGTTACAACCTTGCCGGATAGTGTCTCGGCTATTTTCTCATGGCCTGTGTAAGCCAAATAGTACGAAAGGTATATCCACACTGTGCTATGAAATACAAGCCATACGGCAAGTATTTTTTTGCCGCTGTCAAATAACTTTTTAAGCAAAATTACCACCCCTTTATATTAAGCTATCATAATCAAACTTGGCGTGGTTACCTATTTGTATTTCTTATGGTATCGTCCCTAATTTCTTCCCTTAGCTCGTCAAGCCTGTGGTGTGCCTGCTTCGCAGATGCCTCAACCGCCACCATTCTGTCCTGAAGCTGGTTGTGTTTGTCCATTTTCTTTTCAAGATAGTCAAGTTTTGTTTTGAAAGAGCCATACATAACGCCAAAAGAAATAGCATAAATTACAATCTGTATCCAAAATTGTGTGTCAAATTCCATATATCCGTCCTCCTCAATCTATATATAACATATATGCAACTTAATTTCTCCCTCGTATGTGCGCATAAAAAAGGGAGATTGCTCTCCCTTTTTTATTACTTAAACTTATTTCATCTTTTTTACATAACTTCTGTATGAAGCATTAAGCCCGTCTTTGGTCTTTCCGGCATTTAACAACTTCTGCATAGTGTCTGCATATGTGTTATAGTCCCCTTCATACCTTGCCTTGCAATAAGTTTTAACCTCAGATTGTATGGTTTTACTGCTCATCATGCCACTTTTTATATTCTCGTCTGTCCGGCCGTATTTTTTCATTACGTCATATATTTCATTATATTTACTGCTTTTTCTGCCGTTTTTCAAGGCTTCCTCTGCCAAAGAATCATAGCTTATTACTGTTTGACCGTTTTTCTTTGCAAATTCGTTTTGCTTTTTAAGGACTTGAGATATAATGCTGCTTTTGTTGCCGCCGGCGTTTACCTTTTCTTTAAGCATGTTTTCATATTCTTCGGCCTTTCCGCCCTGCATTGCCTCAAACATCATCTCATAGTCGTAAATGTCACTTTCGTTGTCAAATACGTCCTCAGCGCTTTTTGCTTCTTCTTGTGTGCCCTCATTTTTCCAACTGTTTATTGCAGTCATAATGTACCCTGTTTTATAGCCGTCATTTTCAAGACTCTGTATGTTTTTCTTGTATTCAGTCAAGTTATGTTCATCTCTGGCCTTGACCGCCGCTTTTATTCTGGCGTCATATAAAAGCTCTTTTTTATACATATTTCCTAATTTGGTCCGCATGTCGGTATTTCCCATTGCCGCAAGGTCATTGTAAATTTTTGTAAATTCTTCTTTTTTACCGTTCTTGTCGGCTTCAAAAAGCTGTTTATACATGTCAGCCTTCACGTCGTCGTTGTCTATTCCTAATGCTTTAAGAGCATTGTACTTCTCTAATTGAGAAAGCTGTGAATTTTTCACTATGTCGGCGGCTTTTTCCGATGTGTTTTTATAAACCCTCGAAATCAGTCCATTAATAAGCTTGTTTCCCTGCTCAAGCGGCAACCCAAATAGTACACTTAATGCAAAACTAAGTTTTTTACCCGGTTTTAAGAGCTATGACAATACACTTACATTGCTCATGTTTTCATTTACGGCCTTAGTTATTTGACTGCCTGTATGCCCCTCACCCTCAAGCTGTGACTTAAGCTCATTGTACTCGTTTGTAAGACCGCTTCTTTTAAGATTGGTAAGTTCTCTTATGTCCCTGTTATTTCTTAACTGCTCTTTACTTGCAGTATTGATAAAATTCATTAAATATTCAAATGCGTTTCCTATTGCGCCTATTGTCGGATTTGTAAGCCCGTACCATTTCCCCCCTGCTATAGCAGCCGTCACAAAATCGGTTGCTTCGCTTCCAAAAAGAAACATTCCCGATGTTGATGATATACTGGCGTCAGCCATGCTTTTAAATATAGTTTCAGGGCTTATATTTCCGTTTTTATTTTTTATGTATTTGCCGTTATTGTAAAAAAGGTATGGTCCTATAATGCTCATTACTGAAAATACTACTGTAGATATAATCAGGCTCGTTACGGAGTTTACAACGTTTTTGGCAGCCTCGTCATATTCTTTTTTTGCCTTTTCTTCTTTGTCTTTATTCCCCGTTTTTTTCAATTCTCTTAGAGCCTTTTGTTTATAAATCATGTTTTCAAAAGCGTCATATGCTATGTTGAAATTTTGAAAACTCTGAGTCTTAAACATTGTAAAAGTCTTGAAAAGCTCATTTGTTTTTCTTAAAATCTCAGGACGATGTACAGGATCATAGTTTGGCTGTGTCTCAAATACTGTTTTTTCAAATATTTCTTTTAAATGCTTGTTGTATTCCTCGCTGCCTTCCTTAAGTCCGGGATAATGACTTCCAACATATATCTTTGAAGCATTATAAAGCGCCCGTATTGTAATTGAGTCCGCTGCACTTATCCAGCCGAGAACATATTTTTGTACCCATTTTGGGCCATGCAAAGTTTCAGTGCTGTTGGCCATTTCAGCTATTAGGTTTCCGTGTGTTCTGTAAAACCAAACAGGGCTTATTTTGTTTATTTCCTCTCCTTTAGGAAGCTCATGCAGTTGAGGTATTGTCTTTAACAGCGGTTCCCAGCCAAGAACAGCGGCAGCCTGAGGAAATGACGCCGTTTGCTTAAGCGCTACGTTAGGATTTAATGAAAGCACTCCCTGTGCAAAGTTACCTCTAATGCTGTCAAAAGGCGATTTTTCCCCGTGCCTGCTTCCGGCAATGTTTTTCATTAAGTTTGTAAGATATTCCGTAGCATGTCTGCCCCATTTTCTGTTTATTGCACCTCTGACTCCGTTTTCATATCCGGGAATCATCACGTTCATAATTTTGTTGAAGTCTCTTTCCGCCATGGCAAAACCTACATATTTTGCTGTGGCTTTTACATGCTGTTCTATTATGTCAAATATGTCCTGAAGCACAATAGGGTTGTTTGCCGCCGTTCTTTCTTTCATCATGCCTGCGCTGTTGATTGTTTTGTCAAATTTTCCGCCGGTGCTATCGGATATTGTGTAATTAGAATCTGTGGTTATAGGAAAATAGTCTTTGTTTATAGCCTTCTCATAGCCAAAAACTATTAATGATACCTTATTAATTTCTTCTTTAAAACCTCCGTTAAAAAGTTCTTTTACTGCCTCGGCAAATTCTTTTTCCTTAGACGTCATGCCTTTAACTATTCCCTCTATTTCAGACTTTGTAAGGTGTACCCTCGTTCCCGTGTCCATGGCTCTTACTTTGTTGCCTTCGTAATATTTTTTAAGTACAGGTACTGTTAAGCCGCCGCCTTGCCGCTTTATAAATTCACCCTCGTGAGTTATTCCCTCATCGTCAATATAAGCGTTTTTATATTCGTAAACTCCGTCTATATGCTGCATATTGCCTTTATCAAGACTCATAAGATAAAGACTTATTCTCATTCCCGGAGTAATAAATACACCGGGTTTTATCTGAATTTCATTGTCTTTTTTCAATTTTAGACTTTTAACAAATTCCGTATCTTCAGAGTATTTTTTAAGTGCTTCATAGGCTTTCATCTTTATTTCCATTTCTTTAACTGAGCCGTCATTTATTTCGTTATAAAGAGTCATTAAAGCACCGTCGTTTTTGTATCCGGACAGACGTCTGAAAAACCTTTTTGGATCAAGCATGTTTATTTTGTAGGTGTTTACTTTATCCCCAAACCAAATATCCTTATAGCCTTTGGAGCTGTCAATTTCTTTTATTGCTCTCTTGCTTGTTTTATATATATCCTCTTTAAACTTATCGTTTATGAGTTTGTTTTTGGTTTTTATCTCATGCTCAATAACCTGTGCCGCTCTTACAAGCTCACGCACTTCGCCTATGTTCATATCGCTTATCTGTTTTTTATCAAGCCTGTCTATAACATCATGACACTTTCTGCTAAGCTCGAAATTATTGTCTTTCTCCGCAACTTCGAGTTTTGCCTTCATTTCAGACAGCATATTTTTTGTATTGCTTCTCATGCCTTTGCTGAAAATATCAATGTCACCAAGAAGCTCCTTTATGCGTTCCATGTTTTCAGGTGTAGTTTTCATCTTTGTAAGACGTCTGGCAAGCTTTAAAAGTTTAGTCCTTTCAGCGCTTTCCTGCCTGTTTTCTCTGTCCTTATTTCTTATTTTTTGCAGTCTTTCAATGTTTTCTTTTATTTTTTTGTCAGAGTCGGCTTTATACCTTTTCGTTTCTTCTATATTTTTTGCTATTTCTTTTTCAGAGAGCTTTTTGTATCTTGCCTTGTATTTTTCTCTTGATTCACTTAAAGCCTTGTCATACCTTGCCTGTAATGCCGTAATACGCATTTTGGTTTTGTCTGCAAATGTCATTTTTTCAAGCGGCATTTTCATATATGCGCTGTATATTTCCTCTGCAAGATATTCTGCGGCCTCGTCCATGTTCATTTCAAAGGGATTTTCATAATATGGTTTTATTGAATCCAATACATCGGCTATTCTTAAAAGCTCATCAAATTCATTTTCAATATCTGAGTCAAAAAGCTCAGGGTACTTTTCGCTTAATTCCATGTATAAACTGTCGGCCGGTATTCCGCTTGTCCTGCTTAAACTCAGGCGTCCGAAATATTGTTTTCTGAAATTGTTATAACCGTCATATGCCTGCGCAATGTCACCTTCAAGAGTTTCGTTTATTCTGATTTTGGTATTCTTAAGCTGTTTTCTAAGGTCGGAATACTCATCATACATATCTCTGTTCATTTCAGTGCTTTGCTCAAGTATGTTTCTTGCCATGGCTGTAGTAACTGCCATGACCTCATTTGTGTCAACGTTTACACCGTCGCCTATGTATTCAATCAGCCGCATGAAATTATCTGTAAAAGTGTTAATGTCGTATTTACTGCTGTATTTTTTAAGTATTTCACGTCCTGTTTTCCTTACATCTTCACGGCTTAATTTAAGACCTTTCGTCAGCTCAAACTGTTCCTTTAATAACTTGTTTGCCTCTGAAAGCCTTTTGTTTTCTCTTACAAGCTTTCCGTAGTCCTTTTCAGATATGTCAGAAAAACTGTACTTGTCAAGGTAGTCTGTATTATGTCCCCTCACCTCCATGTATGCTCTTTCTTCCTCTATGGCTTTCTTTTTAATTTTAATCTGTTCATTATCAAGCATTTGGTCAGGAAAATATTTCAAGATGCCTCCATTAGTCTTGATATTTTTAATTACATCTGCTAAACTGACAGTGAAGACAGACCGAGCGGCTGCGGGCATGGATTTTATATCTTTCGTCGGTAACGTGACGACATCTGTCTTTTTTGTTTCATATGGAAAAATTGTAACAGCTAAGTATAATTTGGCTGTTTCTTTCGTGTTGTATTCTTTTACCTCAAACTTAACAGGAAACATATTTCCATTATCCAAAATACCGCCTAATAATATATGTAAGTTTTCTATTTCTTTTCTTCCGTATCTGTCATTTTGTACCTTTATGGGAATCGCTGTTTCTGCGGCCTCTGGCAAAACCGCAAGCATTTTTCCGAAATCTTTGTAGTTTCCTTGTTGTTTTGTGGTGCTTTCGCTTAAATCATTTTTACTGAATTCAAATTCCAATTGAAGCTTGCTGTTAAAAAGCTTTTTTGTATCCAGCCCAAACTTTTTGTAAAGTTCTTTTGCTATTGCCTTCGCGTATGTCTTTCCGAGAACGTTCTTTTTTAATACCGCTCTTTCAAGTTCGTCCGTTTCTTCCTCTGTCAGCAGTCCTTCTTTGTATTCGGCCGGCACTATTTTTTCTTTTTCAAGAACATTTGCCCTTTCTTCATCAGGCATGTCTTTGTAAATTTCAGGCGTGCTTTCATAATTTGTTTTTCCGTCCGAAAGGTTGTATTTTAAATCCCCTTCATTTTTTAAAATCTTATTTAATATTTTGTCCGGCTCACTATTTACGTTTTCCTTTACTTCGGTACTGTTTTTATTTGATACATTTTCTTTTAAGCCGGCCTGAGCTTCGGCCATAAATTTACTGTCTTTTGCCGAAACTTCTTTTTCGCCCTTGTATTTAATACCGGCTTTTTCAAAACCGTCTATCCACATATCATAGGCTTTGTTTGCAAACTCAAGGTCTTTTTCCAAGTCTTCAGACATTTTGCTGTATTCGTTAGGTCCAGCAATCAAATTTTTAATTGCTTTTATTACATCTTTTATAAAATCCACTATTTTTTGTCCTATAGTTTTTGATTTCTTTAAAATATAATCCCTAAACTTTTCGTTTCCTATTACTTTTTGGAATGAATCGGCTGTCATTTCGTCCAGTATTTCGTCATTGCTTACGTCTCCCGTATCCCTGTACTTTTCGGCGTAGTCCTCAAAATATCTGTAAAAACTTTTACCCTCTCCCGTAGCGGCAAATTTCAAAACAGCGTCTCTGAATTTATAATATTCTTCTGGCTCATACTCTTTTATAAAATGCGTTACCTCGTGGCCTATGCTTCCCATAAAAGAATCGGCTTTTATTGATATGCTTACTTCTCCATTCTTTTTGCTGTATACTCCCTGTGCGTTATGAGGCAAGCTCTTTTCTAATTTGAATTTTAGTCCTGTTTTTTCGCCTATAAACTCAGTAAGCTTTTCTTCGTCGCTGTTCATTTTTATACTGCCTTCGCCTGTATTTGTAACCTCGTATGCCTTTGGATTGCTTTCGGCTGTAGCTTTTGCATTTGCTTTTCCCGCATTATAGTCGGAAAGCCCTGCCTCGTATGCGGCTTTTATCTGGCTTTCGCTAAGCACAGGTGATTTTAAATTTAATACGTGTTCTGCCGGAATGTTTGCTAAACCCAAGTTATAATACTTTTCAAAATGACTGCCGTAAGTTTGAGTATCATAGTTAGGCGTATAGTTTTCAACCATGGCCTTCATTCCGGCATTTCCGAGATTTTTATTTGGATACTGCTCCGCTATAACCTCAGGTATTTCCGTTACTGCTGTATTTTCTTTTGTTTCTTTATTCTCCGTATCTCTTAATTTTGCATATCCTACTAAATTTTCTGTTGTCTCATTTTCAGCTTTTTCCGTTAAGTTTTGGCCGTTTTCCGGAACGATATCGGTCTTTTCCGTAATATTAGGGCTGTTTTCGTAAACGTTGGGTTTGTTTTCCGCTGCTTTTTCCGTATTTTCTGAAACACTGCTCTCTTTGCTTTCTGGCTTCACTTCTCCTATTTGCTCAGGATTTGTGCCCTGCTCTTTTGCGTTTTCTTTTTTATATACTCTGTCATGCTCTTTTTGTGACTCGTCCAAAAATGTTTTTTCTCTGTTTTGTACCTGCCTTAATTGTCCAATCTCTCCCGGAAGCTTTGCGGCTGTTTTAATTCCGCCCATTGTGCCGCCCATAATTCCGCCTTCAACGGCTGCCATTCCAATATCTTTGCCGTCTTTGTCCGTATCACCTTCAAACACGTAGTCAAGAGCCATGTCGGCAAGTTCTCCGGCACTGCCTATAACTGCGCCTATCCCGGCATCTTTTCCTATTTCCTGAAATACCGTTTTAAGTATGTCTTTGTTTGTAATATCGGAAAATATTTTTGGCAGTTTTAATCCGTTTTCGGCTCTGTATATATAGGCGTCTGCTGCTCTTTTGCTCCCAATTGTGTATGTAAGTTTTTTAGAAAGCTCCTCTATTGCTTCAGGTGTCATTTCCTTCAACTTTCGGCTTAAGCCTCTTAAAACAATACTGTTCATAACTTTCTTGTAAGGCACAGCCATTAAGCCATAGTTTACGGCACCGCTTGTAATTCCTCTTGCAGCCGCTTTTCTAAGACTTTTCCCTTCCTCTGCCTGCTGTCTTTCGGAATTTGCCGCCGCTTTTGCCGCTATAATAGACGTTGCCGCAGGCCCGAACATAAAATCACTTGCCATGTCCGCAGCACTAAGCGCTCCGCCTGCTATTGTTTTAGATACAGGTGATAAACCTTTTAATGCCGCATTGCGGAAAGCTTCCGACTCCGCCATTGGGTTTGTAACATCAAGTGCCGCCTTATTGCCGTATCTGCTGCTTGCGGCGTCGTATACTCTTTTAAAACTTTCATATTTTTTCTCCGCGTCTTTAAACTCAGGCAATCTTTGTGCCACGATACCATATTGCGCATAAAGATTTGACATCACAGAGCCGTACTTTTTCATTTGTGCATATTGGTTTTTAAGCCTGCTGTCTACGCCAAATTTCCCATTGGCTGCGGCTTTGATATTATTTATAAGTGTTTTGGCCGCTCCTACATCACCGGACATTATTGATACGGCGCCGTTTGAAATCCTGTCCGCAATGCCTGTTCCTTCAGACGGTGTCACCTTTTCAGTTTCGCCATTTTCTAATCCAACAAGCCCGTTTGACCGTCTGTTGGCCTCTTGGTATGCGCTTTTAAGAGCATTGGCCGCTTTTCTTGATTTGGCAAATTTTAAAGCGTTGTTATAAGTATTGTAATTACGTAATGCGCTTTGGTATGTCGTATCATTTTCAAGCTCCTGAGGCGTCTTATAGCCACCTTCTAATATTCCCGGCAAAAAGCTGTCTCTTTTTTTCGCAAACTCTTTAAGTGCCAAGTTAATATTTTCGGACTGCGGTGCCGGTTTATCATTGCTTCCAAGACTGTTTACAAAATCAGTATTTTCAGCCATGTTGTAAAAATTGTTCTTAAGCTTGTCTAATGCCGATTTAAAATAATTCTTTGAATCTGCCGTGTTATTGTTTTGTGTTGTTTTCTGCTGTAGTTTTTGCTGCTGTTTTTCTTTGCTCCAGTTTTGAAAATAGTCCGCTGAAGGAAGGTTGTATTTGCTCAAAGTTTGATTTTGGTTATTACTTTTCTTTTTAAAATAATCGGCTGAAGGTAAATTTTCTTTTGATACCATATATATCACCTCATGCTTATTGTTTAAGCCACTTGTCATATTGTTCATCTGTAATCTGTCCTGACTTCAAAAGCTGGTTTATGGCCGTTTCAAGGTCAGATTGCATTACACCGCGTTTCTGAGCATTACCGTAAACAAGGTCAAGTTTATCAAAAGCCTTTTGGTCTGCCGATGACACGTTGTTATTACTGTTAATGTTCTCTGTATTGCTATTTGTATTTGTATTGCTATTTGTATTACTTATATTTTCTGTATTGTTCTTTTTTGCAGTTGACTTTGTATTGATATATTGCTTGTTATAAGATGCCTGTGCCGCTGTCAAGTTCAGCTTATTTGAATTAAGCTGCAAGTCGTTTAATGCCTTTATATATGACGGATCTATCCCTAATGAAGTAAGACCGCTGTAATCTCCGTACTGTGCCTCAGTAATGGCGTTTTCAAATTTCTGCTGTGCCTTGTTGTCGGCATACTGTTTTTTGTTGTCCTCGTATTGCTGTTTGCCAAGGTCATAATTTCTGTCGGTGTTGTATTGGCCTAACTGTGTTCCGTATAAGTTCAAAAGATAGTTGTTGTAGTTGTCCTGTTCGTTCTGTGCCGTTTCGGCCGCTCCTGTATAATAATTTCTGTCAGTGTTATATTGATTAAGGGCATTTAAATATCTGTTGTATTCGTCGTTTTGAAGGCTCTGTGCAGAGCTTAACTGATTAAACAAATCATTATAATTGTCTCTGTACTTGCTGTATGCAAGTTCCTCCAGCTGAGGCACCTTGTCGTTTAATTTGCTTAACTGATTGTCATAGCTTTGCTGTGCCGCCGCCTGCGCATATGTGGAGCCATATCCCCCGCTTGATGCCTGTGCCGCACCAAGTGAGTCATTCATTGCCGCCCTTCCTTCTCTTACATATTGGTCGCGATACTGCTGATAAAGAGAATCGTCATTTATGTCATAGCTAAAGTCTTTTTTGTTCAGTATGTCGCTTAAAAGACCGTCAATAGTGTCCTCATACGTATTTGTGTACGCAGGCTTTTTACCCGTGTAGCTGTTTATAAGGTCGTCGTAGTAATCGTCTTTGTTAAATTTATAATTGTTGTCATATGTAGGTTCAGGGCTTTTGTACGTTCCGCCGCTTCCGTCGGAATCACCGCTGTAGTTTCCGTAAATCTTTCTTAAATTGTTGGCAGCGTTGTTGTAGCCTTCTTTTGATACAGTAAGGTTTGAGTTATTGTACTTTTTCTTGTATTCGCCTATCTGTTCAAATACGTCCGGATTGTCTAATCCCATTTTGATGTCGGCGTCTGAGAAATATAAATCCGGATTGCTTGCCATGTAGTCCGTAACTTTCTTTTTGTTTGTTTTGTTTGTCATATATACCACACTCCTTTTTTTGTTCTTACAGTTATTCTAAATTTTTTTTGAATTATTTTCCCCCGCATAAAAAAAGAACAGGCTCACGCCTGTCCTAAGCTGTATAAATTATCATCAAAAACAATTCTTGTGCGAAGCATCATAAAGTTTAGAGCCGGCCTTTTCAAAGGCTGGCAGGGTTTGGGACGGAGTCTCAAGGTCTTAATTATCCTTCCTTTTCAATCAGTCCGTATTCGTCAAGTGCTGAAAGCAGTATGTTAAACTTAGTAATTAAATCGTTAATATCATCTGAAGTATTCGCCGCCGCAACAACCTGTCTGTTTGTACCCGTCTTTCCGAAAAAGCCAAGTGTTCCGTTTGACTGGCTTATCATTGTCCGCCCTCTGCTTGCTCCTATAAGCACCTCAGAGCCGCTCCTTAATCCGTAACCTATTTCAAGGAGTTTTCTGTCACTGTAAAACACGTTATATCCGTCTTCAGTAGTAATCATGTCACAGCTGAGCGTCCCCGTTTCAATATTGTTTCCGTTTATTGTCGTAGAACCTTCATTTTCAAGGTCATTAAATGTCACAAATCCGGATATGTCAATTTCATCGGCCACAAGGCTTGCCATTTTGCTTGTAAGTGTAAAATTGCTTGCGCTTGTGCCGCTTTTTACTATCCAGTTTATTTTGTCGGCCGTTTGTGTAACTTCGCTTACGCTTGTATGTATTCCGTCCACGTCTTCCGAAATGTCTACAACTTCACTTTTTATGCTGTCGGCGGTTTGTTTTACATTTGAGTATTTAACGCCTAAATCGTTAATATCATCACCTTGGCTTGATACTGTGCTTTGTATGCTTTTGGCGTTCTGTGTAAGACTTGAAACATTCCCTTGAAGGTCGCTTACGTTTGTTTGTATCCCCTCTGCCGTAACCTCAAGGGTGGCAATGCCTTTTTCGTTGTCGCTTATTTTTACCGAAAGTCCATCGTCTGTAAGTTTAAGCTGTGCCAGTTTGCTGTCTGTTTTGTATATCCAGCTTGTTGTCTCGTCTGTAAAGTTTCCGCTGTCAATGTTATTAAGTACATATCTTAACTGCTCGTCAAGGTTTGCAAGATAATTCATAATGCGTTTTACGTTTTTCTTGTCTGTCAGGTCATTTTCCTTTATTTCTGGAATTGCAAGCATTAAATTTGCCATTTCTATCTCTCCGATCCAAACTCAAACTCTTTGCTTATTCTGTAAAGCTTAAAATTTCCTCTGCCGCAAAGTTTAATTTTAAAACTGTCACAGCGGTTTATTTTTATGGGAATGTTTTCAGTGTGCCGTCCTTGTTTTCTTATTGTTCCGGCTTTTTTCCATTCTCCCGTATAGTCATACTGTACAAGTATGTCCATGTATGAGTATTCATCAAGCCAAATTTCAAAATTAAGCCTGCTTAAATACTTCTTGTTTTCCACCTGACCGCTGAATGTGCCAAACTCCGCAAACCACTCAATATTTTCACTGTCTTCGCCTTCTATTGTCTTTATTGTGTTGTCCGCGGCGTCTATGTAGTATAGCTTTCCCATACACTGTGTCATGTATAGGGCATGTATGTTGTCTTCTCTGTACCACAAATTTAGCCTTGTGTCATATACAAACATCTTATATATGCCCTCTTTAGACTTCATGCTTATATATAGCTTATCTTTGTAATGTCCGCTTACGGCGTCTGTGTATTCTTCTCCCAGAGCATCGGATATGCTCTCCGGTATATTGCCGGTGTTTTCTAAAACATCGTGAGCGCCTTTGTAATATAAACACTCGTTTAAGCATACTAAACTTTTTGGGCTGTCCTCGGCCATACCCCTTATTTTGTATGTGCTTATCTGAAAGTTTGAAGGCTTTGTGCCAAAAACCTTGTGTATGCAGTTTTCCTTAAAAAATATAAGATACCCGAGAAAACTTACACACCCCGTAAATGCTCCGTCTGTGCCTATTGTAGCGGCGTAACAGTCCGTTGATAAAGAGCCGTAGTTTTTCCAGTTTTTAGGATTGCCGAGATACGAACAGTATATTTCCCTGTTTTCTATGCTGCACCCCCAAAGCCTGTTTTCATGCTCACATATAAAGTCCATGTCAGGCATTTCACGGTATACGCTAAGTCCTCCGCTTTGTGTAATGCTGTCTTCAATAACTGTTTCGCTTATTACAAGTATCCAGTCGTCGTCTTTGTCCTGTATTACTTTTGTTGTGCCTTCAATGTCAGTAATGTCACAGCCTGAAAATGTAACGGCGTCATATTTTTCAAATAATTCTCCTATGCCGTCACACTTGATTTTTACATATGTCTGACCTGTGGCGTCAAGATTGTCGCTGTCTGTGAGATAGCTGTTTTTATATGTAATTGTCTTTGTGCCGCTGTTAAATTCTGCCTCTATATTTTCAGTTTTTCCAGTGCTTGTGTTGTAACAAATTTTATCCGGAAGCACAACTATATAGGCACCCATGCCGGATATTGTTTTTTCGCAGTCTGTAACATCGGCCACTTTTTCGCCTCCGTAATACATCTCTTTCCCGTCAATCCAGCATAGCTTTTCTTTGCCGTATAATCCGTTGGGCTTTGTAAGTTTCTTAACCGTTCCTCTCGGTTTTCTGGCCGTAAGTACCGGATATTCGTCGCCTGATATGTTCATACAGTCATAAAACTCACCTTCGGCGGTATATGCTTTGTGCCTGTATCCTTTAAACTCAATAATAGAGCTTGTTCTTTTGCTGTCCTCGTTTGCGTATGGCAGATACATTTTAAAACCTCCTACAATAAGTTTTTAAAGCATATGCTTTTTGATATATGCTTTCTTTTGTACCACGCCGCGAAATCCTCCCATATTTGATTAAACGTAATCAAATCATTATTGTATTTTGTGGTTTCGCCGTTTAAATAATCAATTTTGCTTATAATATACGCCGCGTAAATATTGTCATAAGGAAAAGGCGCAAAAAGTTCTGTTTCCTCGTCCGCACCCTTTTTGTATCCTGAAAAAGTTTCCGACGTATTAGTTTGTGAGATTATTTCATTAAAGATATGCCCGTCAAGCTCTGATATCCATTTGATTTTATAATCATCGTCATATACATTGTGGTATATGTCGTTTATGTAACTTAAAGCCTGCTGTAATTTCATTTTTATCCCTCTATTTTTGGAGTGGCAACAATCATTGATTTTTCGTCTTCTGTTATGCGCTCCTTTTTAACTTGGTTTTCAAGATACGACTCGTCAATTTTTCCCATTATCCACATGTTTAATAAAAAGCTGTACATTGTTATGTCCTCCTTTATTCAAGTAAAGTTATCATTGCATCTTCTATGGCAGATACACGCTCATTTATTGTAGGTTCCTGTGTTGTTTCTTTGGTGTCGTTTTTTATTTCATCTGCTGTACGTTCCTGCACTTTGCTGTCGGTATATTTATAAAGATATACGCCCGCTTCATTTGTAAGCTGTGGATTAATTACACCGTTTATTTCAAAATGCCGGCCGCCTTGCTCATTTATGCAAATGTCACCGTCTTTGGCTTCCTCAAAAGCGTCCGAAAAGCCTTTTATTACTCTGTTTTCTGAATCAATTCTTATGTAATGCTTGTTGTAAAACTCGTTTAAAGTATCCGTAATTATCCCCCCTTATATTTCAGCGTCAAATGCTAATTCTTTAAAATTAACACTATATGGCATCATTGTACTTAAACCACTTACTGTCACATGTAGCACAAGATAATTTCCAACTTGTCCCATAACAGTAACCGTAGCACCAGATATATCCACAACACTACCATTACCTCTAATCCAATTTAAAGTGCATTTATCTATTGAAGGTGTAACTCGCATTTGGACAGGCAATGCTAATGAAAATTCAATAAATTCTGCTGTTGAATTTGAAATTCCATTTAAGGTTAAAGTATAATCAGTATAAGGCATATAATATCTTTGACATGAGATTATATTTTCTCCATTTTCTTGAGTAAATAATGTTGCTATACCACTCAATTCAACTTTAAATTGCGTATATTCATTGAGACGGCCTATACCTGTTGAATTATAAGGTACTATTAAAATATTAATAAATGAATTTTCATCACTAAGAGTAGAATCGCTACTCAATATAAATGTACAAACATATTTGTTCCAATCTCCAATAGTTTCAACTATAGCACAAGAATATGTTGTAGAAACATTCACCGTAGTTCCTTCATAGAATCTAACTTGTAAATGCATTGTTTTATCATCAAGTGAAGTTTTCACCCAAAAAGATATCGTAGTCTGTTTTCCGTTTATCCTGTTAGCATTTTCTATATAAGTTACTATTCTGTCATCAAAAGATGTACAGGCTGTGCTATCATATTTTAAAGTGTTTGAATTTAATTCAGATGAAAAACTCTTTTCAACCACACGATTTGTAGAAGAACCACCAGTGCAAGACCACCCATCTGCTGTGAATGAATTAGGTTCCGTAAAACTTATTCCTCTCTGCCAAAAGAAAAAATCACCATTTCTGCACAAGTTATCATTACTAAATATCCCGTTACATTCTTCTTTGCTGTATGTCTCGCTTTTTGAATATGCTCCAACGTCAGCGGCAGTAAGGGTTATGTTTTCACTGCTGTCGGCACTTTTTCCGTTTACCGTTGTGGGAAGTCCTCTTTCTCCCTGTTCTCCGGTGTCCCCTTTAGGGCCTGTGTGACCTTTTTCACCTTTGGCACCCTGTTCGCCTTTTGGTATTGTAAAGTTTAAAATTGCCGCGCTTGTGCTTCCTGCGTTTACAACACTTGCCTCAGTTCCCGGCTCTCCTGTTGTTGTCTCTCCAATCTCTATTGTGGCAACTGTTCCGGCAGTACTTTTAACCTCGTCAACCATATCCTTAATGTCGCCTTCGGTCATGTAGTCAATTCCTTTTTGCGGTGTGTCGCCCTTTTCGCCTTTGTCTCCGGTGTCGCCTTTTTTACCCTGTGGTATTGTAAAATCAAATACCGCGGCATGTTCTGTGCCGCTGTTCGTAACTTTTGCGGCTGTTCCTGCCTCTCCTGTAGTCACCGTTCCAATACCAACAGTAGGTGAAATACCGTTTTCTAAGTCAAAACTGTTCGTTTCTTCGTTGCTTTTTATCGTTACCCTGTGGCCGTTTGTTATTTCTTCAGAACTTACAGTTATTACACTGTCTTCGGCGTTTTGGGCCGCTGTCTCACACTCGGAAATAATACTTTCGTATTCCTCTTGTCTTTGAGTTTCGGCCGATACCCTTTCATTTTCAGCCGTAATTCTATTGTCTTCGCTTTCAATTACTTTGCTTATTTTGTTTTCAATGGCTTCAAGCTCGCTTAAATTTCCGCTGAATCCTCCTGAACTTGAAAGCCCCTGTTCGCAGTATATGGCCGCCGGCGCAGACCTCCATTTTACAGTGCCGTTTTCGTCCGTGCCCCTTAGCTGTATAAATATAGTGCCTGTGTACGGCAAATCGTTTTCAAGTATGTTCCACATAAGCTCAATTCTGCCGTCTTCAGTAATAGTCTTTGTAAGAAGATTGGTATTGCTTTCAGTATCGTTATATTTAAAATCAAGCCTAAACGTCATTGCCGATAAATCGGCAGTGTTCGGCTGATTTCGGTCAATACTGAATATTCTGTAATTTCCCATGTTGTCGCCTTCTACCGACACGGTTCTTTCATCAGGCGGAATAATCATATTTTTCCCCTTTACCGTAATCAAATTTATCCCTCCTTCCAAAAAAGGACAGCCTTAATGGCTGGCTGCCCTTTAAATATATTTTAGGATATTTTTTTGCTCTCGCAAAAACCACTCCGTTTTTCATCATTCTTTCGTTCCCTTATGCTTCGCACTCTAAGTCGCTCTCTCATTGACGATAAAAAACTCCGTTAATTTAGTTTGTTTAAAACTGCTTCGCTTGCCTTGCTGTTTTCAATAAGGTCAGCTGTTTCCAAATCCTGTTTGTAGCTGTTTTCAAGCGCCTCGTAAATAGGCTCAGGCACTTCAACTTCAACCCCTCGTTTTATCTGATAAGAGTTAAAGTTTACCGATACAAACACGTCGTCTTTATAGTCTTTGTTGTCCTTAAAAAGCTTAATTTTATATTTTTTCTTCCACGGATTAGTTTCAACTTCTGTGCTTTCTTCTGTTTGCTGACTTTCGACCTCATTTGTTTTTGTGTCTTTTTCATCTGTTTTTAAAACTTCGTCGTCCGTATTTTTTGTCTCGCTTGCTTTAGACATTTTTACCGCCTCCGTTTACCTATATTAAAAAACCACTTCGTTAATTAGCGGCTGTACTCTTAAATGTTGAGCAAGATTCAATACGCACCATGTATTCCTCAACAAGCCTTTCAGCTACCTTTGTGGCTTTCCAGCCTGTAGTTGCTCTTTGGTTTAATGCGTCTGACGTTCCGCCGGAACCAAGCTGCTTTACAATATGCTCAAGTCCGCCGTCGCTTATTTCTGTTACACCGTAGGCATTGGCGCCTATTACAAGAGTTGAGTAAACGCTTTCGCCGTTCTTGCCGGCGTTTGCCCAAATTTTGCTTTCGCTTGTCTCAACAATTCTTGCACCGCCGAATTTTCCAATCTCACCGGATAATAAGTTTTCAGGACTTGCATATTTATAAGCGTCCCACCAAGTGTTGTTTGCTTTTGCCTGTGTCATAATGTCATAAGCTACAAGCGGGTGCATTATACAGCCGTAAAAACCTCCGTCACAAGGTCTTGCGTTCATGCTCTTTAAGTACGCAACTGCCTTTAAAATTGTCTCAAGAGTAAGCTTGCAGTCGGCTGTAAGTTCATTTCTTGATGTAACTTCTGTTTCACTGTCTGTCAGTACAATCGGCTGATAAACAACATTTGTGCCGCCGTTTAAAACCTCTCTTGTTATTGTGTCAAGAGTTCTTCCCGCTTGGTCGCCAAGAAGCTGTGTTGCCTGTACCAAGTTGTTATCAATGGCAGTAAGCAAAAGCATGTCTGAAAGCTCTATGTATCCGCCGTACTGGTCAACAGTAGCGTTAATTGTTGATACGTTTAGCTTCTGTCCTGCCGGTGTCACGCCTTCTGTAAGCGGTGTAAGTGCTTTTGCAAGTGGACTGTATTTCCTAAACTCAATGTTTTTGCCCCCGTTTTTAGGTATCGGCACTTTCTGTGCAAATTGGTCATGTACAAGAGCCGGTCCCACCAAATCAATAAGATAATCGCTGTAGTACGTTTTCATTTCAGGCGACAAATCATTGCCAGTGTCATTTGTAGTTGTTTTCTGTGTATTGTCAAATAGTCTGATATTAAAATAATATTCTTTAGTCATTGTATGCCTCCCTAAAAAGAGATAATCTCTCCTCGCGCGACACGTTTTGCTATTTCGGCTCTGTCAGCTTTTGTAAGTTTGCTTACGTCTGATTTAAAGTTTGCTGCTGTGGCGGCGTTTCCTATACCGTTTTCAGTCGGCCTGCTGCCTCTGGCTTTAATTTTGTTTACTACCTTGTTTTCAACAGTCTTGGCCGTTTTAACCATTGCACCGCTTACAATGTCGTCCATGTGTATTGTGCGGTATGCAGTCTTTACATCAACACCGGCGCCTAAAAGCTTTGTAAACTGCGGATTATTGCACTCCGCTTCAAAGTCAAAATCAGGAAACGTCTGTTTTGTTTCCTCTGCCTGAGTGTGCCATTTAGATATAATCTCCTGATTTTTCTTTTCCTGCTCCTGCCTCTGCTGAGCCTGCTTAAAATACTCGTTTTCTCTCTCAAGCTGTTTTATTTTCTTGTACTGCTCAACTGAAAGACCTTTTTCCATTGCTTCTGATTCATAAAAACTATTGTCGTTTTCAATGGCTTTTATTAAAGTTTCCGGCTCTGCACTTTCAACTCCGTATTTTTGCGCCAGCATTTTCATAAGCGGCTCTGCTTTTGCCGCATGTTCCTCTAAAGTTTTTGTTTCTTTAAATCTGCGGTTTATAATACTCTGAGTCATTTTAGTAAATTCGTCTTTGTATTCTCCGCCTATAAGTTTTTTAAATTCCTCAGACTTTGCCTGTGCTGTGTCGCTTGTAACTTTGGTCTGTGTTTCCGGTTTTTCTTCAACAGCGGCGTCCTGCTTCATGCCGTACACAGTGTTTTTTAAATCGCCCGTACCGCTGCCGTCTGCGGCACTTTCTTCCCCGGCTGTGGCTCCTGCGGCGGCTGTTCCTGCCGTACCGTCAAAAAGCCTAATGTTAAAATATAATTTCATTTGTCTTACCTCCAGAGTCTTTCCTCAGTGTCAAAAAAAGTTATTTTTTTGCTCTCGCAAAAACCGTTCGGATTTTTCATATTCCTTCGTTTCCTCATGCTTTGCATGTTTAAGTCAACTCTGTCATAAACATTAAAAATCCATACCTAACCGTAATGTTATTTTTTTGCTCTCGCAAAAACCGTTCGGATTTTTCATATTCCTTCGTTTCCTCATGCTTTGCATGTTTAAGTCAACTCTGTCATAAACATTAAAAATCCTCACTAATCTTATATCACACCTTTAAAATTTTTTCCCCCTCGAAACGCACCTGAATATTTTCGGGATACTCTCTTTGCATAAGATAAAGCCCCGTTGCTGTAAACTCAATAAAGTCGTCTGAAGCTTTCGTGCTTCTTGCTTTCAAAAACACATGCCCTTCTTTGAAGTCACTTTCCAAAAGACAGTTTTTGCTTTCAATTGCAGACGCAAGAGTACATAAAAGAGTTGATATTCCGGAACAAACAATGTCGTTTCCGGGGTTATATCCCGCATGTCCGTCTGCCTTAAGTGTAATTACATCACACGATTTATTAAAAATAACTTTTGTCATATAGCCGCCTTCTTTACTTGTTTGGGTTTGCAATATTCACCGCTCTTTGTGATGCTGTGGCCGCCGTAGTGTTGTTGCTTGCCTGTACAGCTTTTCCGAGAGCGTTTACGTCTGTAATACCGCTTTGGTCCGGTTTTGCCTCTGGACTTTGGCTGTCCCCCTGCATTTCCTGTGCCATTTGAGATGTAATCTGTGTGCCGTTTTGGGAATCAATTATCTGTGCCATTTTTAGCATTTGTGCCTGTAACTGCTGAATCTGGCTGTAAAACGTTCCGTTTTGACTGATTTTTTCTTCAACCGTTGATTTTCCCTCAAAATCCATCATGTCAAGCATTATAAGCGCTTGGTCTGTCATCTGCGGATTAAAAGCGTTCATGCTGTAAAGTTCTTTTGCAAGCTCGTTTTGGCTTACTCTGCTGAATGGACTGCCTCTCTGAGCCGATACTTTTATGTCAAATATAGGACGTCTGTACCCTGTATCAACTCCAAATTCTTCTCCCTGTTCTACGTCTTTAATCCTGCTGTTGTCGTACTGTACAAACTTTGCCGCTCCTGTTTCACCTATTATTCTGAAACTTCTTGCCTCGTCGTAAAACTGACGTATTAGCTCAATAACTATGTAGTTAAGTTTAGTAAACGCCCTATAGCTCGATTTAAGCATGTCACGGCTTAATTTGCTCCCGGCTTCCTGTAATGCCGATATTGCGCTTGCTGCTGTAACTCCGCTTTGTGTGCTGCCTTGACTGAAATCCCTGTTGCCGCTTGTCTCTTTAAGCTCGTCAATTTTCATCTGTAAAACAGACAAGTAAATGTTTCCAAGCTGTTCATACTCGATTTTTTTAATGGCACTGTCGTCTATTTTTCCGGATACGCTTACAAAATCGTTGCTTATGTCACGGTATTCCTCAAGGTTTATATTTCTGCCGTCTGATACAAAAAATCTCGGTCTTGTGGCAAGAAGTGAAGATTTAAGTATGTTATTGTTTAGCTCGTCAATGTAAAGCTGGCAGTCTTTCATAATGTCAATGTATCCAAAGCCTGCCGCCATGCCTTCCTCAACAAAAAGTGTATCAAAAACAAACGGATATTCCCCATGGTCGTAAAATCCGCGCTCATAATAGTTCGGATCGTTTTCGCTGGCATATAAAATTATGTTGTTTACGTATTTCACATAGTGCAGAACCTGCCTGCCGTTTATGTTTTTCTTGTAATACCAGTCAATAACGGCCGACTTTTTGCTTGTGTCAACTGTATCGTCGTATATGTACTCGCTTATTGTTACGTCTTCCCCAAACGTTTTGTCTTTAAGTTCCGGATACCGTTCTGTAAGTAAATCATTGTCAACAAGGTCGACTACAAAAAAGTTTCTGCTTTTTTGTATGTCCTGCTTTCCCGGCTCCCAAAATACGTTAAGTATGTCAATTTTCTTTATGTCAATGTCTCCCAGTCCGTTTTCAAGCTGATTGTTCCAAAAAACGCCGTATACACATGTTCCGGTTTTGAGCTTGTACCACCAGCAGTCGCTGTATGTCTGTTCAAAATTATTGTGTTCAAATATAACCGGCAGAATATCGGAAAGCGTTTGGGCGTCTTCTTGGTCGCCTTCTTCTCTCGGAAGTACGTTTGCTATTGGATAATTGTCCATGGCGTCGGCGTGTTTGTTGGCTATACTGTTAAAAAGCCATGCTGATACGGGACGGGGGTCGTTTTCGTGGCTGTTTCCTGTCTTTCCACGAATTATGTCCCAGTGCCGCATTTTCCACCACTGCTCATTTTCAATTATTCGTCTTTCAAGATTGGTCTTGCCTTCCTTGTATTTTTTTAAAGTGCTTGTTGCTTCAGCAATTTCCTTTTCGGTAATTATAAGGCTCTGTGACTGTTCTTCAGATTCTTTCAAATCATTGTCTTTTAGGCTTTTCGTGCTTTCTTCGTTTTCCATGTTTTCCCTCCCTTAAATTCTGTAAAACGTGTATTTGTCGTAAACTTTCTTGTTTGCATAAAGGTCAAGCGGGTCACTTTCAGGCGGCCTCTGCAAAACATTTGCCCTTGGTGTTATTGGGTTTTCCATTAGTACATATCTGCACTCGTCGTAAATGTGGTCTTCTTGGTCCGTGTCTATGTCTTCAACATTTACCTCGTCATATACAAGTGCCGGTATTGTTCTTATGAAGTGCCTGCATGTGTTAAAACAATAAAACATGCTTTTGCCCTCATCATCAAAAGCCAGTCTGTAATGATACTGCATTTTACCGGCAAGCCTTGTGTTGTCGCCGCCGTCAAAACTTATATAGTTCGGCGCTTTTATCATCATCTCGGCTACGCTTTCGCCTCTGCTTTCATCAAAAATGCTGGGGTCTGCAATGCCTATAATTTTTCTGCCTTTTAGATTTATGTCGCTGTCCTCAATAGCTTTTATGTTTGACGCAATTTCTACAGGGTTTATCTTAAGCCCCACGTTTGGCTCTCCGGTACAGCCGTAATACTCACGTATTCTGTAAATACACCCGTCCTCGTCTACGGCATACCACCCTACACTAAAAGGCTTTGCGTATCCAAAGTCAAAACCCCTGTATACTCTCCAGTGTGCCGGTATCCTAAACGGATTTATTACATGTGTAAAACAGTGGTCGTCATAATGGCTGCTGTCGTCTACCCATTCACAAAATACCTGACCGCTGAAGCTGTTCCAGTCTCCATAAAGCAATGCCTTTTTTTCTGCTTCCGGCATCATGGCAAGGTTGGCCAAATAGTTTGGATCGTTTTCCAATAGCCTTTTGTTGTCAAAAATACTTGCCGGTATAAATACCCTGTCTCTTTTTAGCTCAACTGTTTTGCCCTCAGGTGTTTTCACTTTGTAGCTTTCAATTATTTTTTTGCCCGGCTTTGCGGCTGTTACAAATCTGTCTTTAACCCAAGCGTGGCCGATACCTCCGGGGTTTGCCGTTGCTCTTATGTATACTCTTGTTCCGGGGCCGCTTGGACGGTTACGGCTCATTAAGTAGCTGTATTCTTCCCACGTAAAGTGAGTAAGCTCGTCAAATCCCACAAAGTCAAACTGCTTGCCCTGATAATTAATTTTGTCTTTTATGTGCTGCATGTTTCCGAAATATATTTTGGCTCCGCTTGAAAAAGTCCAGCAGTGCGCAGAACTGTTATATTTCGCTCTTTTGTCGGCAACGGGATAAAGACTCATGCTTTTGTCTATAAGCTCCGTAAGCTGTGGGAATGTTTTACGAAAAATAATGCCTCTGTAGTTTGGTATGTTTATCTGCCTCAGGGCCTCCATTACAAGAGCGTCGCTTTTTCCGCCGCCTGCCGCACCGCCGTAAAGGGCCTCATACTCACTTCGTGACATGAATTTCATCTGCTTTGGCTGAGGCGTCCATATTATATTTTTACTCATATTCCTCACCAGATTCCACAGTAGGTATTTCAACAATGTTGATGTCGTTTTCATTGCCTTTAGGCATAGGCTTGTCGCGCCATGTGTCAGGCTTTCTGTTTTTAAGCCAATAAATAATAGCCAAAACGTCAGCCGGTATGTGTGTTTCTTCTTCTCTTTGCACTATTTCCTCATCTTCGGCTATTTTTCGGCCTGTTTTTTCATCGTATTTTACATGCCGTATTTTAAAATTCTTCATGTATTTGGCATTGTAGCCGCAGGCTCTTTTGTAAAGTGAGTTTTCAACTTTCCTGTCAGCGTATTCCTTCCCCTTTTTTATGGTGTCACCTATAGCAGAAAATTTCTTTTTCCACTCTAAAAGCGTTTTTCTTGAAATCCCTATGTTTTTTGCAATTTCAGCGTCTGTAAGTCCGTCTCTGCTCCAGCCGGACAATAGTAACAGGCCTTCTTCCGTAAGCCACCTTTTATATTTTCCGGCTCTTGCCATTTTAAACACCGCCTTTCAAAGACGATTTTAACAGTATTTTTCAGTATTTTCTCCCGCCTATAACCATAAAAAAGAACCGGCTTTAATTTGCCGGTTCCAGCGTTTAGAAAAACCTATATCAAAAATATAATTGCACAAAAGAATAATTTAGGGGAGTTTTTTAACTTGCAAAAAGCTTCCCCAACCCTTTAAAAATGCGCTTGAAAGCAATGAAAACCAGCAGGACTCTGTCCCGCCAACCCTGCAAGCCTTTAAAAAGGCTTGAACTAAACTTTGATAGGCTTCGCCCCAATAATTACTATTGGGCAGAATTACTTTTGATGATAACTTATACGGCAGACTGAAACCGGCTTTAATTTGCCGGTTCATAAGTTTTTAGCTTCTGTTCAAGATTTTCATTAATTTTCTTAAGCCTAACTATTTCTTCAGCTAAGCTTTTGTTGTCAAGTACTGCTTTTACAAGCTGTAATTTTAAAACATTTCTTTCAGCCACTGCGGGCGCCATGTTTTTAATTATTTTTCTAAGCCTTTTGGGCTTTTTCTTCATGTCGTCCCACTTTACCTGTGCAAGCCGCATTTCGGCTTTTAGCTGCCTTTTTTTCTTTATTGCGCTCATTTTCCTGTGCCTCCTTTTTTTTATAAAATCTGTACATAAGCCTTGCATGACGGCACTTTTTATAATTTTCATTGCCGCATATGTTTTTTATGTATTGGTTTTTGTCAGCCGCGTTTTTAAATACCATGCAGGTTTGAAATCCTTTTTCAAAACTTTCGCAAATCACACTAAGCTTTCTCATTTCTATGAAAAAAGGACACACCGGTATAACGTTTAAATGAGACATACACATCACACCCTTTTAAATATTTTTCTCTTGGCCATTTTTGTTATTTTTTAAAAGATTTCTAAGTATCATGATTTCTTTTTGCTGATGTTCTATTTTGCATGCTGCCTCCAAACATAAGTCCATTACTTGAAGTGTGCATTTATCTCTGTACATGCTTTCCGTTCTAAGTTTTTGTAGGTTATTTTTTTGCTCCGCAAAAACCTCTACGTTTTTCATCATTCTTTCGCTCCCTTGTGCTTTGCACTTCTAAGTCGCTCTCTCATTAACGATGTAAAACTCCGTTAATTAGCTCTTTTTCAGTGTTCAATTTTTATCGTCCTTTCTCTTGTCAGTTTTGCCTATAAGATAATCTACCGACACACCGAAAATATCGGATAAAATTATAAGTTCTCTTATGCCCGGCTCATTTCTTCCCGATTCGTAATTGGAAACTGCCGTATATCCGTAATTTAGCTTTTTTGCAAGCTCTCCCTGTGTCATCTTGTTTTCTTTTCTAAGCCTTCGCAGCCTGTCTTTAAATTCCATAGTCCGCTCCTATCTTTTTAACTGCCGGCATAAAGAAATGCCTCTGCCTTTAATTTTCTTGGTCCTCGCTTTCATCACGTATTTTCTGTACCATTCGGTTTAATTTGCTTATCTGAGCCTTGTAGCTTTTAAGCCCATCACCCCATAAATACACAGGCTCAATCACAGCTCTTAAAAGCATGCCGTTTTTAAACACTGCGCGTCTGCCTCGTATGTACATTTCAATGCTTTCGTCATCGTCAAGTATTTTGTAGCCTGTGTCGGGTATTAAGACACAGCCGTCAATCTCATTTTCCGTTATAAGTACCAATGCGGTATCGCCTGTATCTATCTTGCAAAGTAAACTTGCCGGCTTATCAAGCTCAGATATGTCCATAAACCGCCTTTTTCTGTCGTCTTCGGTTAAGTCTTCATCATCGTATATGCTTATTGTTTCAGCCTCTTTTTCATCAAAACCAATCATACGCAGAATGTTTTCCGGCGTTATGTCCTTAATGCCGTTCATTCGGTATTCGCCTAAGCCCCTTACGCCTATCCATACAAAACCGTCATTGTCGGCAGCATACGTCATATTGCCGTACTTCTTGATTTCTTTTTTAATTTTGCCAAGCTTCAATTACCATGCCCTCCTAAGTATCCCGTTTTCCCAGTCAAGCACCATGTTTTTATGAATTCTCTCAAGCTTCTTGTTAAAAGCCTTGCTGTTTATGATGTATGCCTGATGAGGGAATCTTTTAATAAGCATGTCTTTTGCCACTGCAATAAATTTTCTTTTGTCCCAGCTTAAAAGTAACTTTCCTCTTTCAAACTGAATCCTTAAAAAATCATCTGCTAAAAATCTTATGTCGTTTTCGTGTTCCATTTTCCATGCCTCCTGTAGTTTGTTTTCCGCATTTTTATGTATAAGCTCCACTCACCCGTTTCCTCTTTCCATACCGGAGCCATTCGGGTAAATATGTAACCTTTGTATCTTTTCTCCCAAAAACTGCCGTCCTCTGGAAGCTTCCTAAGCTCGTCTATTCTTTTTTGGCTGAACGTCGCTTTGCTGTCGCCGCTTAATTCCTGCTCTATAAGAATCGGCTTTGTCAGGTTGTGGCTGCTGCTCCATTTTCTTTTGCTTTTCCCTTGACGCTGTAAATAATCGCTTAAAGCTCCAAAGCCTTCCTCATCCGGCTGAAGCCTGTCGGCATTTGCTCTGCCTTTTCCCCAAAGACTTTCAAGCTCGTCTCTCGGTACATCTGTTTTTATTATCAGGTGAAAATGCTTTCGGCCTCTGCCTTCCTCGTTTCCGGCAGCTCCGCTTTCAACTACAACATACTTTATCTTTTCATTGCTTAGTTTTTTCTGCCTGCGCTTTACTCTGTCTAAAAAATTCCTGATGTCCTTTTCTGCCCTCTCGGCAGTTTCTGGATAATGCTCATCATCGTATGTCAAACTTTCGTGATAGTCGTTCTTATTGAAGTTACTGTTTACAAGCATTGTGAAATATCTTTTGCTCCACTTGTCGTTAAAGCTCTTTTGCCTTGGACTTGATATCTTGCTTTTTCTCCTTCTGTACTTTTTCCGTTTTTTGCTTATGTATCTGATTTGCAGTATGTCTATTTCCATGTACTGCCCTGTCATATAAACTTTTTCTCTTATGTTCATAACCGGATATCCATTTCTTTTAATACGTAAAAAGATAAGCTACATACAAGCTCTGCAAGGCCGATACGGCCATGAGCTTAATTCCTTACTTACAGATTTTTCAATATGTGTTTTATGTGCCTTAACTCGTTTTCAAGCAGTTCAATTTTAAGCTTGTCCTCAAGATTTTCACGTCTTTTCTTGTATTCAAAATGCCACACAATAGTTGATATAAGAACGCACGTTCCTGAAAACAAAATTAAAATCACCTTTTCCATCTCTTTTTCCTCCTTAATATAGTTGATTTTTTGTATTGCTCGTTGGTTATGCGCCGCACGGATTGTATATATGCTTTTTTGGGGGAATAGCTTTTTGTCTGCACGACGCATACCGAAATCTTTAAAAAGCTTGTCCTTAAAAATATCGGTATGCGGCCGGAAGCCCCGGCGGCATACTCAAAATTTATGTATCGCTCAATTTCTGTGCTGTCTTTTATTGTTATCGTTTTTCTTGTCAGGCGGGTTTTCTTTAAACCCCGCTCCTAATAAAGCGTCCCTGTTCCATTGTGTGGCTCTGCGTCTAAGTTCGTCTTTTGGCATTCCCTCTACCGGAAGTATCGTTCCGTCAGGCTTTATAAAAACTGTGTCAGCCTTTAAAGGCTCGTCTTTTTTCCTCATTTTTCATCACCTCGGTTTATTCTATTTCTGACACGTTTGTCTGTATTCTTAAATCTCATATTGTTATTTTTTTCTGATACTCCTATACTTAAGCCAGTGTCGAGTAATCTAAGAAAGGGAACCATTATCTATGGTATAAGGTACACCCTTAACTACATATGTGCCTTGATTATCAACAATATAGGCATTGTTGCCTAAACGCTCGGTTTGTAAGAATCCATTTTTAATTGCCCGCAGAACTTTTTCAACAGAGCAATTAATCAACTTTGCGAAGTCTTCTGGACTTTTAAGGTTGTGCATTCCGTTTTCTATGTTCCATGGGTAGCAGACTGTAGATACCCATGTTATTTTATGATTTGGTATTTTTGCTAACATTTTTATGAATGCGTCGCGCTTCTTAGCTGTGTTAAACTCCATAACCACACAATTATCGACAATCGTCTGGAACATAATTTTTTGACATTTATTCTTGTCATACATATCGAGTACCACCTTTCGCTATATAGTTTAAATTGTTTGCATTTTCATTCGTATGTTTTCACAACCTTTCTTAACTTACAGTACTTAATTTCAACTTTGATATTTTCAAAATTTTGGTTGCATATCTGTTTAAGCTTCGCTGATGCGTTTTTCCCCATTTATCCACCCCTTTTCTGTGATTTCAAATTAAGTGCTTCATTTTATTTGGTTTAAAAGATTGATTGGGATTACATCAAAGGCCATATCTTTAATTAATGTTTTTTACTGTGGACTGGTTATTAATATGTTTACCCCTGACACTATCTTCTGGTACAAAATTGTCGCAGTAGCTAAGGGCTATGTATGCAACTTCTGTAAGAGCTTTCCACTCTTCAGGAGTTGCGTTTTCATTTTTTGAAGCCCTAACAATTAAATCAGTTAATGCATTTAAAATCTTCTCTTTATTTTTCATTTTCTTTCCTCCTTAGCTTGCTCTGCTGGACTGCCGTTTTCTTCTATGAAAAGTTATTCTAATGTTAAATAATTCCTTATTCCCTGCCAAAAAAAGATTTTAAATTTATATTTATCACTTTTCTTGACTTTTTATCACAATATATCGTTCCTTTTCACATTTAATTGTGATATAATAAAAAGTTAAGGAGGTGATATATATGCCAAATAAAAAAGAAACGAGCAAAGATGTTGCAAGCAAAGCTTCAAAAATTCTTAAAGATGGTCGTTACAGTGATACATCTAAAAGCGTTGCAGGCAGTGCCTTGTCTCAAACAAAAAGCTCTAAAAAAAATTAAATAACTCTACCACTGAGCAAAGTACAACTTACTTTGCTCTTTTAAATTCAAATAAGTATTTAAGGCTTAAATCTGGAAAGAATTTTTCTCTGATAAGTATTGCCTCTTCGACAGAGAACGAGGCTCCTCCGTTTATCTTTAAATAAACACTATTTCTGTGTATATTAAGTAAGTTAGCCAAATCCTTTTGTGTAATTCCATTTCTTGCCATTTCAGACTTTAGATTTTCGTATTTCATTTTCTTTCCTCCTCTGTTTTAACTTGCTTATAATACTTTTGGCTTTTCTTGTGAATCAAAGTTTTCTATTCCTATTTGTATGAATTGTCTAAACATCTCTGAATATGGCTTATCATAAAAATAATCTTTTTTTAAAGTATCAACCTTTTCAGCCATTTCCTTTGGTATGCTGAGCGTAAAACGTGTGTTTTCAGTATTCACAAAATTACCTCCTTTTGTAAGTGATGAACTGATGAACTTTATAGCTTAATTATAGTGGTGAACCGGTGAAATGTCAATATTTATTTTAAATTTTCATCTTTACATATTTGGTGAACTGATGTATATTAGATTTATGGAGGTGAAGGAAATGCCAACTGATAAACCAAGATATACCATTACTCTTGATAAAGAGATGTTGGATAAGATTGATGATTTTAGATTTAAAAACCGTTTCCCAAATAGAACGCAGGCAACGTTAGAGCTTATAAGAATAGGGATAGAAACCATTGAAAAAAATAAAGGGTGTATTAAAGCCGAAAAACAGGCTGAATATAATGATTTTAAAAGTCATAAGGTTTCAAACTCTAACAATTACTCAGAAGAATTTAGTTCTGATGATGATATTGAAAAAGAACTTGAGAGCTACCGTAAGGAACTTGAATTTGAAAAAGCTGCGAAAATGTCAGGAGCTTCACAGCCTTTAGAAGACGAAAATCACGCTTGAAATCAAAATTATAGAAAGAGTGAAAATTTTGGAAATAGAATTTATAAAAGAGCTTTGCAGGAATAAAAAAATTCGTTGGACTAATCATATATTTGTACGTCTCGTTCAGCGTGGAATATCAATGAATGATGTCACAACAGCCATTATAAACGGAGAGATAATCGAAAACTATCCCGACGATTATCCTTACCCAAGCTGTTTAATACTCGGTCTTACAGTAAATAATAAACCTCTGCATGTTGTATGCGGAACTAATGGTATTGAATTGTGGCTTATAACCGCTTATTATCCTAACGCTGATATGTGGTCAAGTGATTTTAAGACAAGAAAGGAGTAATAAATATGACTTGTTTTATGTGCAAAGGGACTCTGGAAAATAAACTTACAAATTTTATTGCCGACATGGGGAATTGTATAATTATTGTAAAAGGTGTCCCTTCTCAGGTTTGTACACAGTGCGGCGAAATTTCTTATAGCAATGAAGTAGCTGAACAGCTTGAAAAAATTATTGCCGCTACAAAAAACACACTTACTGAAATTGCAATCGTGCACTATGCCAATAATGTGGCTTGAACAAAATAAAAAAAGCCTCGGTACCGCTAATACCGAAGCTTAAATAAACTTCAAGAGCAGGCGTGCCCTTCATGTAAATTATATTATTATTGTCACAATATGTCAATTTTATGGAGGGATTAACATGAAAAAAGGGGTTTTAATTTTATGTATCTGTTTTATGGTTGTATTTTCAAGTATTCCAGCATTTGCCGTTTCATTGGTTAACGTAAATTTAAATGGTCAATATACTTCCACCTTGCTTGAAAAGGCAGATGATGGCGAATATATGATTCCGTTTATTGAAATAGTGGAATTACTTAATTGCAAACCATTTTTTGACAAGGCAAATAATATTGAGGGTATTTATAACGATAATATATCAGTTTTCTTTTCAGTTGGTTCTACTGTATACTCAACAGGCTCTTCCACAACAGGTACTCAGACAAAATACTTTACTACGCCACCAATATATATTGATAATTTGATATATGTACCAGCAAAAGATATTATTTCTGGTGTATTTGGCTATTCTTGTGATATTACAGACAGTGAAATTGTTATTAGCTCACCGTCGAATACAGAAAATATTAATACAGACAACAATTCTACAGATAATTTAAACAATTCGATATCAAATAATTCGCTAAAATCGAATTTATTATATTTGTATTCTAATGACGGTAAGACGTTCTTAGGTTCATTAAGTACAAATGAATTTGATTCTGACAGTATATGGAATGAATTTGGAACTTACGGCAGCAAATATTCATCAAAGTCTATATGGAACGAATTCGGAACATATGGAAGCAAATATTCATCAGAAAGTGCATTTAATGATTTTGCACTCACGCCACCCATTATAGTTGACGGCAATGGTAATTTTGTAGGATATTTGACAAGTAACACATCTAAGCCAAACGGATATACTATTTATGAAATTCAAACATTATTGAAACAAGCCCAATAAATACAAATTTGCGCGTATTTGAAAATCTTAAATCATAACTTTATTGAGGAAGTGACAGACATGGAACATGCGGCAATTTATATCAGAGTATCAACCGATGAGCAGACAGAGTATTCCCCTGCCGCACAAAAAACCGAAATAATGGAATATGCGCATAAAAACGATATGCTTGTTGATTCGGAGCATGTCTTTGTCGATGAAGGCATAAGCGGCAAGTCTGCCAAAAACAGGCCGGCTTTTCAACATATGATAGCTCTTGCACGCTCAAAATCGCACCCTTTTTCCATTATTCTTGTACATAAATTTGACCGCTTTGCCAGAAATAAAGAAGATAGCGTTATTTATAAGGCCCTGCTTAAAAAAGACGGCGTGCGTGTAATTTCTGTAAAAGAGCCGATACCCGATGATGATAAATTTGCCGTTATATATGAAAGTATGCTTGAGGCAATGGCCGAATATTACAGCCTTAACCTTGCCGAGGAAGTCAAAAAGACAATGCTCCAAAAGGCGAAAGCCGGAGAATATCAGACAGCGCCCTCTTTCGGTTATATGGCTAAAGACGGAAAACTTGTCATAAAGGAAGATGAGGCAAAGTATGTAAAATATATCTTTGACCAGTATGTAAACAATAATAAGACAATTCTTGAAATTGCAAAGAGCCTTAATGCTATGGGAGTTAAGACAAAGCGCAAAAATGCAATTGAAAACAGGACTGTCCAGTACATACTTCTAAATCCCGTTTATATTGGATACCTTCGCTGGACGCCTTCCGGAAAGACACGCAGAAACTATAAAAATCCCGATACACTAATAGTTAAGTCGACTCATGCGCCTATAGTGTCGGAAGATATATTTCTTGCGGCACGTGAAAAATGGGAGCTAAACCGAAAGAAAAATGTCCCGCACCGCCGTCCGCTTACTGAAGGCAAGCATTGGCTAAGCGGTCTTGTAAAATGCCACTCATGCGGCCGCAGTCTTATTGTGTCAAGAAATTATAAATACGGTCAGTTTTCTCTCCAGTGCGGCGGATATAACCACGGCCAGTGCCACGTTTCCCATTCAATTACTTCAAGAAAACTTATTCCCACTGTTCTTAACCAGCTTTACAGTATCGCTACTTCTTCAGATGTATATAATTCTTTCAGTATTGCAGATACTTCCTCAACAGAGTGCGGGGAAAAAATCGACGAAATAAAAAAACAGCTTTCACGCCTTGATTTAAGCCTTCAGAAAGCAAAACAAGCTTACCTTGCCGGAATTGATGATTTAAACGAGTATAGGGAAAATAAAAACATGATTACAAAAAATAAAACCGAGCTTGAAGCTCAGCTTAAAAAATTAAATATTCAGCATACAAAAGATGTTCTTACGGACAAAGATTTTCGCAATTCCTTACTTGATGTTTATGAGGCTTTGTCCTCTGCCACTGTAGACATGGAAACAAAAAAGATGATAGCCCGCCGGTCCATACAAAAAATAGTATATAACAGCGAGACAAATTCGATAAGGCTTTTTCTTTTTACCAAATAGTCATACCCTAATGCTATACGGTGGTGCAGACGGCGAATTAGGAGCTTCTGTTCGGTACCTCAGTCAAAAATTTACTATGGTTACCCCGCAGGCAAGAGCCGTTTTAAATGATATTGCTACAGAAGAATTTGCACATTGATGTTATCAATTACTATTTTTGCCATCAAAAAAGCAAAAAAAGAGGGCCGCAATACAGTGGCCCTTTAATCATTATTCTCTCACATCTGTCTTTATTTCAAATACATGACTATTTATATCGAATTGTTTATTAGGTATTACATGCAAAACATCTATCTGTGTCCCTATGAGTTTCAACTTCTGAAACTCATAGGCTGTATTGTTGGGAAACTTATCTACAACAATAGCAATACTATATCTTGGCCTTGTAACCGCTACATAATACTTTTGAGGTGACTTAAGCGGCGTACCCTTTTTGAGAAATGCGAGCATTGTCTTATTTGGAAAAATCAAGATCCGATCAAAGGTCATCCCCTTGCATTCGCCAAAATTATATGAGGTATATCCAAGCGTATCAGTTTTAATATCATATTTCAGTACCACTGGAGTGAAGCAATTGTAGTAAACACCAACATCTGACTTCCTAATTAAAAAAACTCCATCATGTCCAGTGATAGTGTTCATTAGTGTCGAAATATTGTTATTATTCGGATAAATTCTGTTAGCGTAATTGCAAATCTCACCATTAAATCGTCTGCTCATAAGATTACACTGTATCTTAGCAAGATTTTGCTTACATGCGGCAGCAAAGAAATCCCAAAAATTCTGTCCGGACTTATTCTTATTCTTCCTTGCGTAATGGGTTTGAAATGTAGCTTGTTTTCCGTCACCTACAATCGTAACTGAAAGTCCAGATCTCATGAGCAACTCAATAAGATTAAGATCATATCCAGCCATATCTTGAACTTCATCAATATAGATATGAGAATATATCCTTTCAAGCCTGTCCAGAACAGCTCCATTTGTTCTCGAATTTAATTCTATCGCAAGTTCTGAAGCGACCTCAGCTCTGACGTAAAATGACTTATCAACGTATCTTGCTTTTGTCCCCTTTTTTGCATAATTAACTTCATGCATCATCAGAAAATTCAAACCATTCAACTCGTTTATTCCATACAGCTCTGTTTGATATGGTTTGATCATTTCTTTTAAAAGAAATGTATACCACGTCACTGCATCTACGTTTACAGGCAGTACTCCTCGATTTGCATAACAAAGTTCTTTTCTTATAGAATTAATACCTCGATTTGTGTATGTGATTATGAGTGTTCGCTTGCTCTCAGCTTCATGTATTGCCTCATGACAAATGCTGTACGTCTTTCCGGCACCTGCTGCACAAATTCTAATCAAATTGTTTGACTGCATCTATTATGTACCTCGGATATTTAATAGTCTTCTCAGCATCGAATACTCGCATTGCCCAAAGAGATTTATTATTTTTCATAAACTTATTGAGTTCATCAAATGTCATTTGTTCCTTGTTTTTTAAATTTACTATTTTCTGGAATTCAAGATTTGGAACACCTTTAATACAATTTGCATCTAAAACACTTGGCTCAATTGTATTCAGTTCCGGATTCGTATCATAAAAGAACGTTGTCAATGGATTATTTATAAATTCTTTGTATCGTTCTTTTATTTCCTCCGGATGTTTATCATTATCTGTAACCACAGATATTTTCTTGCCAATCAACACAGCAATTTCGCAATAGCGCTTGAAAGCCAATGAATCCACAACAATAATGTCTATGCCATCTTTAATTGGGAGTTTTTTGTGTAAATCCTTATATGCACGCTGTAGAATCAGTTCATCTGTTGGTCCTTCCACAAGTATAACTTTCTCAGCAAGTACCACCCTGAGAGTATCGTAACCTGGTAATTTCTTAAAGTAGTCGATGACAGTTTCATTCAATGAAGAGAATGGCTTAACTATCCCTTGATTGACAAGGAATAAATTCTTTAAGTCAAGCTTATTAGCAACATAACTGCTGTGTGTTGCTATAAATATCTGCTTCCCTTCTGTTGCTTCAATATCATCAATCAACTTTGACATATTGGTAAAAGACAGATTATTTTCAGGCTCCTCCATCAATACAATATTAACCTGCTCCGACGAATTCTTAATTGCGAGCTCTGCCTTAATGGTATTTTGAGTCCCAAAACCTACATTCTCAAACGGAATATCCTCTACCAATACAGTCATCTGCTTTTTCCATGCATCAACACTTTCTTCCTGCAAATCAACAGTAACCTTGCGACTACTATCGAATTTATTTCTCTCAGAGACCGTTTTGTTTAATTTTTTTACATTTTTATTGAGCTTAAATTTATTTCTATTCGACCTATATTCCCTACTCAGATCAATTTGCTCTTGTCTTGAAAGTACTTCTTCAATGCTTGTATTAACGAACTTGTTCACCATATACGAATAATCCTTATGAGAAGCATCGATAAATACAGATTTCACTGGCGAAAAACGGAATAATACTTTGTCATCTTCGCTTGAAAAATAGTGATATGTTACCTTATAAAGCTCTACTGGTATATCAAATACTGCCTTTTCATCCAACATTTGCTTGTAGATATCAGCATAGGAGGAATCCATTTCCACTACAACACGAATTCCCGCGCTATTTTCTCGAAGTTCATTATTACTGCCTCTCAACTTTTGATCAACAGAATCATCAAGGTATGCTTCAAATATCATTTTAGGAGGCTTCGGTGTTTTACCAGCTTGGATCTTTTCTATATATGTTGCTCTAATATCGTTATTGAAAAGATTGGCCTTTATCTGCTGATCAAACGGATAAAAGTGCAAACGTCCTGTAGTAATAATAGACAAAACTTCAAGTATTGTACTCTTACCAGAATCATTTTCCCCTACAAAAATATTGAGTTTAGGATTGAGCATTATCTTTGTATCCTTTATCAGTTTATAGTCTTTAATCAATATCTTTTTGATCACTACTTCTCACCTACCTTACTGAAAATGTGACATCCAAATCAGAAACTTAACCTTGTCACATCTTTCGAAAATTCCGTCTTTAGATATGTTCCCACAGTTCGCTTATAGTTTATAAGAAATATCAATGCCACACATTCAAAGTGCCCTGTTCAAGTAATAAGTTTGATTTGCCATTTCTACTTTGCAATTAATTACTTTATAGTTTCATTATACGTGAAAAACCTGTAAAATCAAGCATATATACGTTTTTTATACCAAAAAAACAAAGGGTTACCCATTAGAGCAACCCTTTTTATTAGCGTAATAGTCTTATCACTTGTTTTTACCTTATTAAATAATCCCATTATTTATATGCAATTCTTTATATAAAAAAAATAAAGTGCCAATTGACAATAATATTTTATATTTAGATAAAATATTATATCCTTTTAAGTCAGAAGGAATAAAAAAAATAAAATTGTTAATAATCCTTTTATGTAAATTTATGGAAAAAAATATATCAAGAGAAAGGGGAATGTGCTAAAATGAATTATGAGGTGATATTTAATATGGAAAATAAAAATTCATTAATTGCATTGGCTTATTTAAAAGAAAATGACAACCCGCTTTTAGTTTTTT